CCAGGGCATTCAAGGCACTACAGGATCAACAGGTGGTACTGGTGGTACCGGTCTTCAAGGTTTTCAGGGTATTCAAGGAACAACAGGATCAACAGGTGGGACTGGATCAACCGGTCTTCAAGGCATTCAAGGAACAACAGGATCAACAGGTGGGACTGGATCAACCGGTCTTCAAGGCATTCAAGGAACAACAGGATCAACAGGTGGTACTGGTGGTACAGGTCTTCAAGGCATTCAAGGAACAACAGGATCAACAGGTGGTACTGGTGGTACCGGTCTTCAAGGCATTCAAGGCATTCAAGGTATTCAAGGTCGTCAAGGCATTCAAGGAACCGATGGTCTACAAGGCCGTCAAGGCATTCAAGGCACTACAGGATCAACAGGTGGTACTGGTCTTCAAGGTTTTCAAGGTATTCAAGGTACATTAGGTCTTCAAGGCATCCAAGGAACAACAGGATCTCAGGGTATTCAAGGTTTAAGAGGTGCCTCTGATTGGACTCCAAACTTCTCTGGTGGTGTAACACAATCATCATCCGATTCGTCTACATTTACTAAATCAACTGGTAATAATGCTGTTTGGGACGGTCAAGTATATTCCACACAAGGTTATGTGAGAGGCGCCTACGCTACAGCAAGAGCATCAACGACTACTGCTCCTATTATGTTTGGTCTTAATTCTGACCCATCTACTGATGGTAATTATACAAGTATGGACTATGCGATATACTTTGTAGGTGACGGCACAATTCAGATTTATGAAAATGGATCACAAATTTCAACACATGGCGCATACACAACATCTTCAGTTCTCACAGTAACATATGATGGTGTAAATGTTCGTTACTATAATGGTGCGACACTTTTAAGAACTGTTGCTAGAGCAATAGGAAATCCATTATATTTCGATAGTTCTTTCTACAGCACAGGAACAAGTCTCAACTCTGTTGGTTTCGGTCCAATGGGTGAAAGTATTCAAGGCATCCAAGGCACATTAGGTCTACAAGGATTCCAGGGCATTCAAGGTACAACTGGTACTCAAGGTTTCCAAGGTATTCAAGGTACAACTGGCACTCAAGGTTTTCAAGGTATTCAAGGTACTACAGGATCAACAGGTGGTACTGGTGGTACCGGTCTTCAAGGTTTCCAGGGCATTCAAGGTCGTCAAGGTATACAAGGTGCAAATGGATTCCAGGGCATTCAAGGCACTACAGGATCAACAGGTGGTACTGGTGGTACCGGTCTTCAAGGTTTTCAGGGTATTCAAGGAACAACAGGATCAACAGGTGGTACTGGATCAACCGGTCTTCAAGGTTTCCAGGGCATTCAAGGCACTACAGGATCAACAGGTGGTACTGGTGGTACCGGTCTTCAAGGCATTCAAGGAACAACAGGATCAACAGGTGGTACTGGTGGTACAGGTCTTCAAGGCTTTCAAGGCATTCAAGGGCGTCAAGGTATTCAAGGAGCCAATGGATTCCAGGGCACTACAGGATCAACAGGTAATACTGGTGGTACCGGTCTTCAAGGGTTTCAAGGTACTACAGGATCAACAGGATCAACAGGTGGTACCGGTCTTCAAGGGTTTCAAGGTACTACAGGATCAACAGGATCAACAGGTAATACTGGTGGTACCGGTCTTCAAGGCTTTCAAGGTATTCAAGGTACAAGTGTTCAAGGCACAACTGGAACAATCGTCAGTAGTGCTAATGGTAGGTCTATACTAATTTCAATGATTTTTGGTCGATAAAAAGTAAGGTTACAAAAAAATGGCAGATCCAAATATTTTTAATACAACAGTAATTAGTGGCAATACAGCAGTTCAAAACGTAACCACTGTATTAACCAGTGTTGTGTCAAATGCTGCTGCTTCTGGTAGAGTTTATAGAATCAATTCTTTGATTATCGCAAACGTCGATGGTGTGAATGCGGCTGATGTTACCGTTGATTTATTCCGATCATCTATTTCCTATAAAATTGCAAGTACTATTACTGTTCCTGCAGATGCTTCTCTTATAGTTATATCAAAAGAAAATTCCATATATCTTCAGGAAGGCGATTCTTTAAGATGTGCTGCATCGGCAAATAATGATTTAATGGCAGTATGTTCATTTGAGAATATAGCATAAGACATGGAAAGTTTTTTTCTTAATGGTGGTATGATTGGCGTTACGCTTGATTATGGAGACGCTAATAGTTATATTCTTAGTACCTATAATGATGAAGACACACTAGTATATGTAGGTGGTCAAATTGCTGCTTATCAAGGCACAACATCAACTAGCACAATCACATTTAACTTAACTGGTGGCGCCGGTACAACACCTTTGGCCAATGATCTTGTGCTTGTTGCTGTGTCTATCGGCGCCAACAGCAATATTAATCCATCATTGGCCGTTACAGGATATACATCAATTGCAGAATTATATGCACCAGATAGTCAATCAGCAGATTTGTTTGTCGGCTATAAATTTATGGGAACAACTCCTGATACAAACTTCACTCGTCCTCAAACAGGCAACACCCAACATGCAGGTGCATATGCTATTCATGTCTGGAGAAACGCTGATCTAACAACACCTCTAGATGTAACTAGAACTGTTACTCAAGGTTTAAATACTGCTATTCCCAATCCATCAGCAATAACACCCGTAACTGCCAATACTCAAATTGTTGTTGTTGCTGCTTCTGCACATCTAGCAGGTAATCCTACGTTTACTGCTTCTTATTTGAGTAATTTTATAACAGTAGGAAGTGCTGACAACGTTGATACTACAATCGGTGTTGGAAACGTAGCATGGACAAGCGGTTCGTATGATCCTGCTGCATGGACATTTGGTGGCACGGACAGTGTAAACTATTCATATGCTGCTGCTACTATTGCTTTGAGACCAAGAACTCTAACAATTCCTATATATGGAAATAGAAAGAATTCTGGTGTATGGAATCTAGAGGCTGCTTATGATTACTCATTTTCCCAATATACTCCGCCAGGTCAGGTACTATTCACGACAACAGGCACACAATCTTGGACAGTTCCAGTAGGCATCACCGAAATCTCTGCTGTAGTTGTCGGTGGTGGTGGTGGCGGTGGCGGTGGTGAATCTGGCAAAAATGACGGCGTAACAGGCGGCGCAGGCGGCGGCCTAGCTTATGGAACAATTGATGTAACTCCCGGAGAAACTCTAACAATTGTTGTAGGAGTTGGCGGCACTGGCGGGCCATCAGGAAGCAGCGGTACTGCTGGTGGTGCATCTTCTATAGCAAGAGGCGCAACCGTTCTGTTACAAGGCGGCGGAGGTCAATTCGGTCAAGCTCGTGCGACAGGAACACGAACTGGCGGTGCATCAACAGGAACTGAACGTGAGGGTGGCGGCGCTGGCGGTAATAGCGGTGGCAACTCTACCGATACTGGTTCAGGTGGCGGTGGTGCTGGTGGCTATGGTGGTCCTGGCGGAGCTGGTGGTACTACAGGCGCAGGATCAAACGGCAGTGACGGTGGCGGCGGTGGCGGTGCTACTAACTCTGGTCAAGGTTATGGCGGTGGTGGCGCAGGAGTATTTGGATCAGGTGTCGGTGGTAGTACAGGCGGGCCATTCAATGGACCTACTGGTGGTGTAGGTGCCTTAGGCGGATCTACAGGAACAAGACCTGCAGGAGGTAACTATGGCGGTGGTGGTGGCGCTTGTGATGATGATACGAATGGATCTGGAGGCAATGGCGGCCAAGGTGTTGTTCGTATTGTGTGGGGTCCAGGTAGAACATATCCAATAGGTAGTTTGGAGGATAGATACTAATGTCAGGTCGTTATGGTGGTTACACAGGCGGTAGAAAAAAACTTCTTTACGATTTTAACACATTAAAATCTGAGTCTGCGCTTCAAGCTGACGGCGCTATTACGCCAAACAATTTTGATTATACTTCAGGTAAAGGCATATGGTCTCTCGGTTCTACAAATCAATTTCCTAAGTCTACAAACAAAACAGTTGCTTCAGGACTAATATCAGAACTATTTACAGTAAAAGGGCAAAATAATGCTTGGACTCAGAGAACAATTGATATTTCCAGATATGCTAACAAAACAGCCAGAGTTGTTTTCCGATACATAAATAAGAACGAAAGTGAAGTTGCTGATCTTCAGTTAGATTTGATTGTTTTATCAGGAACGACTTACAGTTTTGAAAATATAAGTGAATCGTTTCAAACCACAACAACGGATACAAAAAGTTATTCATCTGCAACATGGACAACAGTTTCGGTTGCTACAACTAACGGCAGATGGAATGTTGATACGGGCGGCACACCCACAACAAATGCGGCCAGAACAGATGCAGCCGGCGGCACTTATTATGTTTATGCAGAAACAACTGGTACCACTACAACAAATGATTATAATTTTTGGTTAAGAAGTCCTGCCATTGCTCTTGGCGCATCTCCAACTTTTACATTTTATGAAGCAAGAGCCGGAGCATCAACTGGCGAACTATACGTATACCTTGATATTACAGGATAAGAAAATGCTATACAGTAAAGACGGATCGTATCCAAATCATCTTCCATTTCGTATTAAACTATCTAATGGTTTGACTCGTACTGATCCAACAAGTTTTACACCTGAAGAGATTGCTGACGCTGGATATATTACGGTTGAAGATCCACCATCACACGTTCCAGATACGCAAATTCTTGAGTGGTCAGGTACTGCTTGGAATGTAAGAGATAAGACCGAGCAAGAGTTAGGACTAGAACTTGAACGTAAATGGCAAGAGATTAGATCACAACGCGATTATATGCTATCCCTTTTAGACTGGAGATTTCTTCGCCATCAGTCTCAGATTAGACTAAATATTACATTGACAGATAGTATTGAAAGTTTAGACACGTATGCACAAGCCTTGCGTGACATTACACTTCAATCTGATCCGTATAATATTGTGTGGCCTACTGCTCCATTTTAATTTGATAAATATAAGAAAGTAAAAAAGAGACACATAAATGGCAATTCCATCAAATAGAGACCAGCATAAAGATTGGTGTCTTAGACAGCTAGGGCATCCTGTTATTAATATCAATGTTGATGATGATCAAGTTGATGATTGTGTGGATGCTTCTTTACAATACTTCCAAGACTTTCACTTTGATGGAGTTGAGCGTTGGTATCTAAAGCATGAACTCACTGCTGAAGATATTAGTAATGGATATGTACCAATTACAGACAACATCATTGGCGTAACCAGAATATTTCCAATTTCATCTACCAATGCATCGGTTAATATGTTTGACTTGCGTTATCAGTTGCGTCTCCATGAACTCTACGATTTTACCAGCACCTCTTATGTTAATTATGTCCTAACACAACAGCATATTAGAACACTAGATATGATGTTCTCTGGTGAGCAACCAATTCGATTCAATCGCCATACAAACAAACTTTACCTTGATATGAATTGGGCAATGAATCAACCAGGAGAATGGTTGATTATTGAGGGATTTATTATAATTAATCCTGCTACATATACCGATGTTTGGAATGATCGAATGTTAAAGCGTTTAACAACGGCTTACATCAAGCGCGTTTGGGGTAATAATATGAAGAAGTTTGGCGGAATGCAGCTTCCAGGTGGTGTTACTATGAATGGTCAACAAATCTATGATGAAGCAACGACAGAAATTAATGAGATTGAACAGTTGATCCGCGATACCTACGAAGAACCGCCTCAGTTTATAATGGGGTAATCAATGGCAACCTCAGTATACTTCAACAATTTTTCTCCATCTGTTATCAATGAGAATATGCTCCTTGAAGACTTGATTGTGGAATCAATTCAGATTATGGGTCATGATATCAAGTATCTTCCAAGAGAAGTATACGATCAGGCTGACGATGTTCTTGGAGAAAGCGTCAATTCTAAGTTTACCCGCGCGTACGGTATTGAAATGTATCTGGCCAACGTTGAAGGTTACGAAGGCGACGGAGATTTCTTCTCTAAGTTTGGATTGGAAATTCGTGATACTTCTAACTTTGTTGTTTCGCGCAGATCATTTGAAAAATATGTTCCTTCTAATGTAGCTACAAGGCCACGCGAAGGCGACTTGATCTATGTTCCTCTACTTGCAAAGATTTTTGAAATAAAGTTTGTTGAAGAAGAACTCCTATTCTTCTCACTGGGTAAGAGAAATCCATATATATACGAATTGCGTTGTGAAGTATTCCGCTTTAGCAATGAAGATTTTGAAACAGGCGATCAAGTTATTGATGATATTGAACACGCAGCATCATATACTGTTAGCTTGACTTTAGGCAATGGTTCAGGCAATTACTACCAAGACGAAGTTGTATATCAAGGAGCAAATCTTGCTTATGCAACGGCAAAAGCAGAATCTAAACATTGGATTCCATCAACAAAAGTTCTTGAAGTCATTAATGTTAAGGGCGAGTTTACAGCAAATGCTAACGTTATAGGCACTCAATCAAATACAAGATACAGATTAACAAGCTCAGATACTTTAGCGGATTTGGTAGATTATGATGATTCCGATAATCGTATTATTCAAACCGAAGCTGATACGTTTATTGACTTGTCTGAAATCAATCCATTTGGAGTACCGTAATGTTAAGTAATGCTTATTTTTATCACCAACTAACACGAAAGTACGTTATTCTTTTTGGTAATATGTTCAACAACATCACTATCAAAAGAGTTAATAAAAACAATGGAGTTGAGATAGAAAGATTTAAAGTTCCAATTGTTTATGCTCCAAAAGAAAAGTATTACGCACGTTTAAGAGCCGATCCGGACTTAAGCAGACCTGTTCAGGTTATTTTACCACGTATGTCTTTTGAGTTGACTAACTTTGCATATGATGCATCAAGAAAGCAGAACTCTCTTCTAAGATCAGGAGTTGCTGCCAACACAGCTACAAGAGGCGCAACACAATATATGGGTGTTCCTTATGATCTATCATTTGATCTTCAAATCTATGCTAGAAATGTGGACGATGGCACTCACATCATAGAACAGATTATACCATATTTCAATCCTGATTACACAGTTACAGTGGAAACTATTCCAGCACTTGGATTTAAGAAAGATGTTCCTATCATTTTGAACAGCGTTTCGAACTTGATTGAGCATGAAGGAAACTTTGACTCCGTACGTTATGTTTCATGGACTCTTAATTTTACCATGAAAGCTAACTACTACGGTCCAGTTCAATTGCCAAAGATTATTCGTAAAGTTCTTGCTAACATCTATAATGATGAAAGCTTAAAAGCTGGTAATATAGTTAGAGTGAATGTGACTCAGCCAGCAGCAAATGGCAACTTTAAGCTTGATGATATTGTATTCCAAGGTTCAAACTACAATACAGCAAATGCTTATGGTTATGTGTTGGAATGGGATAAGAATAATCTAAGACTTGTTTTAGGTGGCGCACAAGGACAGTTCGTTGTTGGTAATACTATTAGAGGTGCTTCAACAAATGCTGTTAGTATAATAGCCAGCTTTGATATCAATCCTCTCAAATTGGTTGAAATCAAGATTGAACCAGATCCTATAGATGCGGAACCAACAGAAGATTTTGGATACGATATAACTATAACAGAGTGGCCTGAAACAGAATGAAGAATAATGATTCATTAAGTGAAGCTCTTGGTATTGAAAACGCAGTAGAGATTATACCTCCACAGCAACCACAGCCGATTTTCAATACTCCACATGAAGAAGATGATATCAAAGCCGACTACAATCTGTCGCGCAGAACATTCCGTGATCTTATCAACAAAGGTAATGATGCAATGGAAAGTTTAACTGATCTTGCGAAAGAGTCGGAATCTCCACGCGCGTATGAAGTTCTAGCAACCATGATGAGAACCGTTGCTGATACTACCAAAGACCTATACGATCTACAGAAGAAGACTAAAGAGTTGAGTGGCCAAAAGAAAGATGATCCTACTGTAAATGTAGATAAAGCCATTTTTGTTGGCACTACAGCAGACCTCCTTAAGCAGATAAAAGAGAATAAGCAGAGTGACCAAAGGGTATAACAATAACCCAAATCTTCCGCGTGAAGATTTTAGACATGCTTACACTCAAAAAGAAATGGATGAGTTCATAAAGTGTGCGGATGATCCTGTATACTTTGCCATGACTTATATGAAAATCGTCAATGTTGATCATGGTCTCATGCCATTTGATATGTGGGATTTCCAGCAAGACATGCTTATGAAGTTCCACACCAACCGCTTCTCTATCTGTAAGCTTCCGCGTCAGGTTGGTAAGACCACAACATCTGTTGCTTATTTGTTACACTATATCCTCTTCAACGAGAATGTTAATGTGGCTGTTCTGGCCAACAAATCAGCAATGGCGCGCGAAATCTTAGGTCGTCTTCAACTCTCTTTTGAATATCTGCCTCGCTTTCTACAGCAAGGTGTAAAAGAATGGAACAAAGGTTCTATTGAATTGGCTAATGGATCACGCATCATGGCCGATTCTACCTCAGGTAGCTCTGTTCGTGGTCGAGCATTCAACATCGTATTCTTGGACGAGTTCGCGTTCGTTCCAAACAATATTGCCGAAGCATTTTTTATGTCTACATATCCTACGATTTCTTCTGGTCAAAGTACTAAGGTCATCATCGTGTCTACGCCAAACGGACTTAATCAGTTCTATCGCATGTGGACAGAAGCAATTGAAAAGCGCAGCGATTATGTTCCCATCGAAATTCACTGGAGCATGGTGCCTGGAAGAACAGAAGAATGGAAAGAGCAGACAATCCGTAACACCAGCCCTGACCAGTTCCGCCAAGAGTTTGAGTGTGAATTCATCGGTTCTACCAATACTCTTATCCATCCAGCAAAGCTCCGTTCTCTTGTCTGGCACAATCCAGTTCGTTCTGAGGGGCATCTTGATATCTACAAAGAACCGCAGCCAAATAGAACCTATACCATGTGCGTGGATGTGGCGGAAGGGCAAGGGCTGGACTACTCTACCTTCTCAATCTTTGACGTTACCGAGATACCTTATAGACAGGTTGCTAAGTATAGAAACAATAAGATATCACCATTCTTGTTCCCTACCATAATTGTCCAAGCCGCCCAGCAATACAATGATGCATTTGTACTGGTAGAAATCAATAGTATTGGACTTCAAGTGTCGGATATTATACACTTTGAACTTGCATACGAAAACCTCATCAAGATTGAAATGAAAGGCAAACAGGGACAAATGCAGACTCCGGGATTCAAGAAAAGAATCGCATACGGTCTAAAAACATCGAAACAGACAAAGATAATCGGTTGTACCAATCTAAAAACGCTTATTGAAAGCGATAAGTTGATTATCAATGATGCTGAAACCATAACAGAATTAACTACATTTTCCGCTGATAAACAGTCGTTTAAAGCGGAAGAAGGCAATAACGACGATCTTGCAATGACACTGGTTCATTTTGGATGGTTGACGGCCCAAAGATACTTCAAAGAAAACATAAACAATGATATAAGAGTTACGCTCCAACAAGAACAATTGAATATTATGGACACTGATTTGACGCCATTGCCTATCATAGATAATGGGGTTGATAACCCAGATTATGAGGTGGATGAGTTTGGAAACGTGTGGTTTGATGACAGATCCAAGAGATATCCTTGGGATGACTTTAATTGGAAAAGAAAGCTGTAAAATCTTCATTTTTCTAAATAATAACAACAAGAATAATCCACTTCACAAAGGAGAGATACTATGGCATTTCAACTGTCACCAGGTGTAAATGTATCTGAATACGACCTTACTACCATTGTTCCATCAGTTGGAACAACAGAAGGTGCTATTGCAGGACAATTTAATTGGGGCCCAGCTAATTCTATTATAACAATTTCAAACGAAGTTGAGTTGGCCGATCGTTTTGGTAAACCAGACTCTAATAACTTCGCAACATGGTTTACAGCAGCAAACTTCTTGTCCTATGCAAGAAATCTTAAAGTAGTTCGCGCAGCCGACTCATCTGCTGACAAAAACGCTACTGACGGCGAAGGACTCTATATTCCAAATGAAGAATTGTATAACTATGAGTATGTTGATTTGAGTGCTCCTTCTTCTAAAGGAACATTTGCTGCGAGATATTTTGGCGATAAAGGAAATGGATTAAGAGTTTCTGTATTCTCTAACGGTTCTAATCCTACTGCTTGGGCAGCATGGACAAGTTCTTCAGTTAACTTTAAAGCGGAATTTGATGGAATTCCTGGCACATCAAACTTTGTTGGTCGTCGCGGCGGTTCAAACGATGAAATGCACATCATTGTTATTGATGAAAAAGGCAATTTTACAGGAACACCTAATACAATTCTTGAAAAGTTTGCTTTTGTATCTAAAGCGTCCGATGCTAAAAATGATGACGGTTCATCAAATTATTATGTGAACGTAATTAATGATCGTTCCAAGTTCATTTATGTCATTAACAAACCAACAGGAACTTCTTCTAATGTTGCTAGTATTAATCTTGTAAGCTCATCTGGATTTGCAAATAATGAAACTGGTTATATTACTTTTAGCGGTGGTAGTGGTACTGGCGCAAATGCTTCATTTAGAGCAAATTCTGTAGCAAATGCAGCATGGACACATAGTGGTCAAATTGAATCTATTACAATTAATGCTAATGGTTCAGGTTATCTTTTTGATGATATTGTGACAGCTACAATAACTGGTAAAACTGCAACATTTAATGTAGCACTACAATTAACAGCAAATGGGGCAAATGCAAACTGGGCTATTGCTAGTTCAAATACAGAGTTTAATTCAGGACCAAGAAATTCGTACTCAT